TAACTTTAATTTTTATTTGATTAATATTCAGTTAATTAAAGTTTCTTGGTTTGGAATGTTTTAACAAAAGTAATAAAAATTACCCAACATATTGCTTCATTAATAATTGTGTTTTATGTTTTAATGCGCTTTCAAGCGTCATAGGTTTTGCAGAAACAAGCGGGTTTTTAACAGTCAAAGGAACTAATAACTTCTTTTGATTGGCAATAAGATAAGTTTCGATTATTTTTTGAAACCTTGCCTTGTCTTTTACCAAAACCTTTTCATCATCAATATCAACATAGGTAAAAACTCTTTTATCTCCCTCTTCGTATTGCGTGTTGATGTATGCTTCAACCAACAACAATAATTCTAATTTCTCCTCAAACTTATTCCTGTGCTTAATTACGTCATCTGTAATTTTATGAAATCTAATCCAATTCAAATTCTGCCAAATTTTAGGAGAAATACGCCCTATCGACTGAAAGTGAAGAATAATGTCTGTGTCCGTATGTCTATTAGTACAGATTGCGCCAACAAGGTCATTCGGTAAGTAGTCACTAACGTAGCGGTTAATGTCTTCGATAAGTAATAGTCCACCCCTGTAATCGTTTAATATTTTAAATAATACTTCTTGAATTTCCCTTAAAGTCATTCTAACACCGTTATCGTGAAACGGTCTAATTCTTCTTGCTTCAATTTTAGGGTGCGCCGAAAATCTAACTATGTCTGATTGTTTTAATGCTTTAATATCTTCAAATTCATCGTTAACATCAAGAATTAACGCACGTCTTGCAGGAACACCTCTTGAGGGATTTCCCAAAACATATTGCTTAATCATTTTAGTAGTAGTATAGGTCTTTCCGCAACCTTTTCTTCCTACCGCAACTCCTAATTTTGGTTCTCTAATCTCCATATTACATTTGTTGTTTAAGTTTAAAAATAAATACAATTAACCAAAAAAGCAATACCAATAAAACAACCCATAAAGGGTTGTTATTATTGTTCTCATTACCTGTTACGTTACTTGCCATTATTTTTTACTTCTTGGTTTTTTAACTGCGGTTGTTCTTGCTTTTCTTACAGGTTTCTTTGGTTCATTACCGCTTAATCTTTCTAATTCAGAAAGTATTGCAGGGTCGCCGAATTGTGGCATACCTGCTACGTCCTTAAAGTCATCTGTGAATCCACCGTTGTCTTTCAAGTTACTATAAACGCCTTGTTCTTCAGGCTCAAAATAAGCCAACTGTTCGTCTAAATTTGTTTTAGGCGTACTTCTTTCAGGTCTTCTTCTTTGTCTGCTTACAGGCTCTTGAATAACTTCCGCTATATTTTCTGTATATGAAACATCGTTATCAACAGGCTCTTGATATACAGGCTCTTGATATTGTGTTTGAGGTTGAGGTTCAGGTCTTGGCGGTTCAGGTCTTGAATTTCTCATATTGTTTTCTCTCATAGCCATAGTGTTCTCTTTTAAAGAGTCTAAAATGCTATTAGTAGTTTTCTTCAACATAAATGCTTGTGCGCCCTTTGTAGCAATGTCAGTACCGAAGTAGTACATCAATAATTGCTCATCAGTCATTCCAATACCACGTTTTTTGAATACACGAATTAAAGGTGCTTTTACTTTGTCTTTGAATTCGTCACTTACAACAAACGCTTCTTTAATGCTATCATTAAATTCAACGGCAAAATCTTTAATTGGCATATTACCTGCTTCAGTTTGAAGCGTAATATTCGGGTCAATTTCGCCCTCTGCAATTAACTTGTCAATTTTTGATTCGCTGATTTCAGGGATTTTACCCATATAGAAACAACCTTTTTCATAAATGTCCAAAGTCATTTCAGCCATCATTTCAGCCCCCATAGTTTTTTCCTTACCGTCTAATTGAGAAAAACTTTCATTAAAAGGTCTTTCGGGTTCAGCAGATGCCTCTTCGCTATCTCCGTCAAGGTCTGCGAAACTTGGTCTTTCAAAAGTAGGTTCTTCCAATTCCCCCATTTCTTCTAAATTCCCTAATTTGTGTTGTGTGTACGACCTTTGTTTTACAGGTGCGTCTAAAGGCGAGAAATCGTCATTGATAATTTCAGCGTCCTCTATGTTTTCAAAGTTTTCTTGGTTAATCATTGTTAAATAATTTATTTATGTTAGCATTAATTTTGTCGATTTTTTCTAAAATTTGTCTGTCAGACGGGTGTTTTGAGTTTAACCTCAAAATTTCTTGTTTGTACAAAGATATTAAAGTATCGGATTTTTTCAAAATGTAAGATATGTTTGAGTTATCGAGTTTGAGTTCCTTTTGTATTACAAAGGCACAAACGCCTATTGATATTCTTCGATTGTTTTTTCGCTTCATATCAAAAATGTCGTCTAAAGAAATATTGAATTCATTACAAACAAGTTGAACTAATTTTAATGCTTGTTCAATTTGTTCTTCATTTAAAGTAGGTGGGTTTTTTCTTGAGTATTTTAAAATCTCAATTAACTTATCAGCCCCTATGATTTGGATTGTCTTGTCTAATTCCTTAAACACTAAAGACACGTTGTTAGTTTCCTCTTTCATAACTATTCCTTTAAGTATTCGTCAATCATTTGTTTAGTCATATCAAAACCCCAAGAAAAATCTGCCTTATAGCCTTTTGAGGATAGTTTAAGCAAACATTCGTGTTGTAGTTTCAGGTGGTCTTTTTGAGAAGCCTTAATTGTACCGTCTTTTTTGAAAGGGGTTTCGATTTTTAATTCGATAAATAATCCACTAAACCCATTTCGAGGCTCAAGCAAAAGCAAATCAGGACATTTAAAGCCGTTTTTTTGAACGAGTTTATTTCTACCTGCTTGTCTTTCGGTTAGTTTAACAGACGCTATCGTGTCTGATAAAAACTCAACATCGGGATATTGGTAAGATAAATAACGGGCTACCGATTTTTGTAGTTCATATTCCTCGTGTTTCATATTGTTGTTAGTTGTTCTTGGTTATTAAATTCCGTATTTCTTCGTAAATTCAGGGTGTTTTAAAATTGCTTTTCCTATTTCTCTGCCACCCTCGTTGTCACTTGGGTAATGATGCCCTAAATATACTCGGCTATACACTACATCTTCAATCAATTCCTTACAATATTGATACTCTGTCGGGTATTTATTTCCTAATACATTTAATATTACAATTGCTTGAACCGTATGTCCTGACGGATAAGACGGTGTGTGAGCAGAAAAACTTTTATATGGAAAAAGTTTTAATTTGTAATATTGTGCCAATTGAAAAGGTCTTGGTCGTTGAATATGAAATTTTAGTTTAAAAATTAGGTTTTGAATATCTTTTACAATGTCCGTAACCAATTCTTCCACCTCAATATCTTTTTGCTTAAATATGCTTGATATTGCTTGAATTAAATTTCTATCATACGCTAAATACCTTTTAAGATAATTTTGATTTTCAGGTTGCGACATTACTGCTAAACTGTCAGCAACTTCGTTAAGTTCGTCCTTAACTAATTCCGAGTCGTTTTTAGGTACTACCGCATCTTTAAAAGTATCAAAAAGGTCATCTACCAAACAAGTTCCTTGAATGAAACCTAATTGGTCGTGTGTTGGATTACCGTATGTTAAATCGTTAAACTCCATAGTGTTATTTTTATAATTTCCCTACACAATTTGCCATATAGTTGTCATAAGTATTTTGCATTTGTTCATCAGAACCAAATTTCTTATTTTCAGCATACTTAATCCATTTTTCTTTGCAATACGAAATTTTAGGAGTATCTAAAGTTTCAACAACTTCAGGCTCTTCAATTTTAGTTGTACCCGCTTCCGCAGTTGCATTTGTTGACGCAGGAGGTAATGTTTGGTTTGACGTATCAGGAAGATTCATATCCTTTACAACAGTACTTTTATTACTTACTGCCTTACAAACTATATATCCAAGTACAAATCCTGCACCTGCAAAAATTAAATCTCTTCTGTTCATTTTATTTTAATTAAGCATTTTTTGCCATACAAGCGTCAAACATTTCTTTTTTCTTTTTTTCTAAATCTACACCTGCACTAAATTTTGCAGTAGCCATAAAATCTGATACCTCTTTGTTACATTTGTCAACTTTTGCTTGGTCAACTGTTGGTTCAGTTGAACCTGTTGAGCCTATTGTTGAACTATCTTTTGATTTGTTCAAATATCTAACTAAAAGATAACCTACCGCTACCCCTGCTACTACTAATATTACGTCTTTTGTGTTCATAACTATTTTGCTTTGTAAACAGTCATACCTGTTTTTGTTTTTGATGCTACATACGTTTTACCGTTGTACATAAATGATGCTGAATTACTTTTTTTGGCTTCCAACATTGCTTTGAAATACCCGTTTACCGCTTTTGCCATAATTTCTATTTTAAATTGTTTTTGTTTTTTAAATAATTTTTTCCATTATAATAAAAAGTAGAAACTCCAATTACAATTAAACTTAATTGTATTAATTTTGGCAATGTTTTACCTTTTAATCCTGCATAAACACAAATTGGAGCAATAACAAAAACATCAATAATTCTAATTGCTTGGCTTTTTTGAAATTCTTGTATTGTTTCTGTTCTAATTTCGTTTATTTTCATATATTTTTAAAGTTTTATTTTATTTTTTAAATAATTTTAAAACTCTTTTAACGTTTTTACCGTCATAGGGAACTTTGCCATTTAACCAATCTTGTCTTGCCTCGCAACCGCAATCTTCTGTTACTGCTTCAACTACCGCTTTAATTCCTGTAAATTTAGTAATTTTTGCAACAGTATCGCCTAAACCTTTACTTTTTTCCATAGTAATTTGTTGTTATTTTACTTGGTGTTATTTTGTGTAATCTTTATTCACTAATTTATAAGTCATATAACCGACTGTACCTGCACCTAAAACAACACCTATGGCTAAACTACCTAATACGGTTACTAAAGCACCTTTACCTACGCTATATCCTTTTGAATAAGAGAAAATAGCAAGACTTAAAGGAACTACTAATAAAACTAACGAACCGTTATTTGATTTTTTTTCCATAACCTAATTATTCAGTTGTTGAATACTTTTTACCCATCGCTTTTTTAACGTTGTACTTAACTTCTTCAACGTCATCTACCAAGTTAAGGAAATCATCGTTAGGTTTTTGGTCTTCGTTCAGTTTTGCAATTGCTTTTCTGTAATATGTAATTCCATATACTGAAAACGCAATCAAAAGCCCGAATACAAGCAAACTTTTAAAATCCATTGGTTTTTGCGACCCCATACTTTCAAATACGTCATCGCCACCGCCTGACGGTGCTACGGGTGCAGGTGCTACGGGTGCAGGTGCAACGGGTGCAGGTGCTACGGGTGCTACTGATACTTCTGTTTCCATAATATTTATTAAATTTTTTATATGCTAAATATCCAATTACTAATGCTCCTGCAATAAGTAAATGGTTTTTGTGTTTTTGTAAAAATGTTTGAGGAGCGACATCTGTATTATCGGGATAATCTGCCCCTAATCCGTGTTGTTCAGAATTTATAACTTTTACACTTTTATCTAATGTAACTTTAGAATCATCAGGAACTAATTCTAACTCTTTTTTAAAATAAGAGTTGTTTTTAACATCTCTAATGTTACCCAAATATACAGGATATTTGTCAGTATCTTTTTTTAAAGAAATTTGAAAACTGTTAGGAAAATCTTCATTTTCTCCACCATTAAATTTTAATGGCTCTGCCTCTATAATAGTGCCTTTGGGTATTGTATAAAGAAGTTTATCTTTAATTTCTTTTGTTCCATCTCCGCCTGTTAATTCAGGTGCAGAAACAGTTTTGTAACTATACTGACTTGCTTCAATTAATAATTTATACTTTGCCATAACTTTTTAATTATAAAATTTTTTGTAATAATTTTATCTTCTTACTGCTCTAACTATTAAAAACAACCCTGCTAATGCTCCTATTCCTGCATAAACAACCTTATGGTCTTTTAAGTGCTGAACAAATTTATTTTTCTTTGATTCTACTACAACTGCATTATTATTTTTTGGTTTTTTTCCTGAATCTACAACAACTTCGTCAAGAACAATGTTATCTTCTAATAATTTTATTTTTTTACCCTGAAGTTGACTTGCTTTAAAAAATTGAGGCTTATAACCAACGTATGAAATTTTAAATTCTGAATCAGGTGTTATCGAATTATTTTCTAAAACAAAATTCCCGTCCAAGTCTGCTTCATCTCCCATTTTATCGGCAAATTCTCCTGATACAATAGTGACGTTTGCTAAACCCATAGGTAAGCCGTCAATATCTAAAACTTGTCCGAATATCTTCATTATGCTTTTCCTCCTCTAATTCTCTGAATTGTATAAAAATTTACAATAGCCCCTAATACGAAAGAAACTATACCTACAACAACAAATGTCGTTGACAAATGCTGATGTACTTTAGCACTTGCATCTTTCTTTTTTTGTTCTTCCGATTGAGCATTATTAATGCCTACTTGACTACTTTGAACTGCTCCTATCATAAGTGTAATAAAATAATGTTAATCCTGCAAGTATGGATAATACCCCAACTGCAATATAATTTTTATATGCTTTAACCGCTAATCCAACACTACCCTCGTTAAGCCATTCTTTTGGTAGTTGCTCTAATATTTTTTTCTTTACTTCCCAAACTCTTAATTTACCGTCTTTTACTTGACGGAAAGCAGGGTTTGCATTATATATTGCACCTGCCGACAAACCTAATCCTTGAATAACCCAATCATCAGGTTTTCCGATTGCGATAGGAAAAAATGTCACAAAATACGTATCTGTATAATTTTTTAGTTTTCCTGCGTAACGCTTATAGTATTCATAAACTAAATCTAATTGTACAGAATAATCCATTTTTTTAATATCAGACATTAGGTATCGTTTACCATTAATTGTCTTATAATTTTTACCTTTGTCGGGACAAAATTGAATTAAACCATAACAACCAATATTATTTGGTTTTGATGGACTAAAAGTTCTTGCACTTTCAAAATACATAATTGCCATTAACCAATTTGGGTCAATTTGCAACTTACTTGAAACCTCCTTAACTTTTTTTATAAAACCACTTCGATAAGAAGCAGGTACTTTATCTTCGTATATCAAAACCATTTACCACAATATTTTATCAGAATACCAACCGTTTGTTCCGACTTTGTGTCGGTCTTTTTCGTGTCTTTGCTTGTACAACCTACGTCTTTCTTTAGCATATCCTTTTGGGAAATACCCTTTCTTTTCTTTCTCCAAGTAGGTCGGGTAATCATTCATACCCAAAGCCCCTATTGAAGCAACTTTTTTACCATTCTTAAAAACATCAATTTTTTTCAGCCTGTTAGTTGAGGGCTTTATTTCAACCCTCAAACTATCTGCTTTTGCTTTTGAATATGGTAAAATTTTATAAGCCATTATGCTCCGCAACCACAACCACCTGCATTATAAAATCCCTCTTTATTTTTTTTAGGTGTGCTATTCCAAATAAATACAATTGCTCCTAAAACTACTAAACCTGCAATTACATAACCTTTATTCATAATACTTATTTTTATTATTTAAAATTGTTTTTAAACCATATATCTAAAAACCCGTTTACACCTAACATTTTTAATAAATAACCTCTACTTTCTAACGGTATGGTTCTGTTATTTAGCAATTGCTCTGTTGTCATTTTACCTTTAACTTTATTTCTCATAGAGTAGTAACCTGCATTATAAGAAACCATTACTTTATTTAAGTGTGCAACATCGCCGTCTTTAAATGCCTCTAAAAGCCATCTTAAAACCGCAGTACCTATTGCTATATTGAATTCAGGATTTCTTTGTAATGCTGAACGAATTTCACTTCTAATTGCAGAAGTAGGCAATTTGTTTGCATTATAACTTTTACTCGATGGAATTGCTTTGTTGAAAAAAGATTTTGCTTTTTCAGAAAGAGGAGATTTAGCCATTACTTGCCATTTTGCAAGTATTTCCCAAACAGTATTTGGCGTAACTTGCATTAGACCTGTCGCATCAAATCTATTAGGAGGAGCATTAGTTCCACCGCTTTCAGTAGCGATGAAACAAGCAATTATGGAATTATCTATTTCAAATTCCTCTCCCCAAGTGTTTATAAATTTTGAATAATTTTTAACGATTTTATCTAAAATACCTTTATTAGCGTCAATAACGCTTTTATTAGAGTATTTATAATTTCCTTGCGTAAAACTTCTATTAACGTCAGGGACTTTCATTTCTACTTTTGTGTACCTTGCCATAATATTATTCGCTTAATGGGTTTTCATCGACAGGTGTTTCGTATTCTTGTAGAATAACTGTTCCGCCTCGAATTTTTCTAACATTGCGGGTAAGGTACTTTGCAAGAGCAAAGCCTCCGATTGCGACACCTATAATGCCTACTGCTAATAAAATTTTTTTCGCTTTTGTCATTTATCGTTTTTTTCCAAAATAATTGATTGCACCTGCCGAAAGTATCAGTAAAGCACCACCTACTATTAAACCACCCCACCCGATTCCTGATTTTTTTTCAGGGTCTTTGTTTTCAACAGGAGTAGTTTCAAGTGCTTCTTTTTCTAATAATGCTTTCTTCTCTAATTCTTCTTTTTCTTTTGCTTCAAGGGCTTCTGCTTCGGCTGATTTTTTTGCTTCTGCTTCGGCTGATTTTTTTGCTTCTGCTTCTGCTTCTGCTTCCGCTTTTCTTTTAGCAATTTGACGGCTCTTTAATTGTTCCGCCTCTCTCTTTTTCGCAACAAGGTCTTTTAAATCATCTCTCAAATCATCTTGGGTGTCCGTGATGAATTCAATAATTTCGTCTAATTTCTCTTGCGATTCCTCTGTTGGATTTTCTTCGTTTTCCGCTTTTGCTAATGCTAATTTCTCATTCAATTTAGTTAAACCACCTAATCTTTTAGCAATAGAAGCGGGTACTTTGTTGTCCAACGCTTTCAATAAATCATTAATTGTTTCCATAGTATTCTGACTTTTATAAAGTTAATTTAATTTACAAATATAAAAAAATTATTAGATATGCAAATAATTATTATAACATTTTATTTTACATACCTTTTTTTATGCCCTCTAAAAGAGAATTTGCGATGATTTTTTGTCCGCTTGGTGTCGGGTGTATAGCATCACTTGTCATACTGCTTGGGATATTAAATTTCCCAACAATAGTCGCTCTTTTAATCGCATTAGGTATAGAGTTTTGAAACTCAATATACCTGTTTTTTAATTTAACCATTCCTACTTTTGTCGAAACATAAGAGGTTGGTTTTAATTTGTTTTCGTCCATAAAAGTTTTGGCATCATAACCAATTATCACATAAGGCTCTCCGCCTTTGCTTTTGATTAAATCAACCATCTTTTGAATATTTTGCAAAGCATTTTCTATGCTTACTGAACTAAACATATCGTTAATACCCCCGTAGATATAAACCCTATCGTACTTATTGGTTTTTAACTTCTCTTTAAGATTAGTCAATATCCAATCCGTTCTTTTACCGCCCTGCGCAACAACATCAACTTTAACTCCTTTAGGACTTAATTCACTTTTGATTATGTTGGGATAAGTTGAAGTTACAGGCTTACCATTACTTTAAATAGCCGTAATTGAATCCCCAACAAAAAGAACGCTACCAACAGGTTGCGCCTTTTTGCCGAAGAATTTCTTTACTGTAAAATATATAATTGTAATTCCAATCAATGATGTTACGATATAAAATGTTTTCTTATTCATACTACTTTTTTAATTGAGCAAACGCTCTCTTTTTAGCATCGTTCCAACTTTCGCCGTCTTTGCGAATTTCTTTAGCCAATTGGTTTGCTTTTATTAGCATTTCACGACCATTGCTCATTTTTTTAGTTTCGCCACCCATTTCTTTTTTAGCAGGTTGCATTGCTTTTACTTTTCCTGCAACTTGACCACCTGCCTTAAAAGAATCTATATCAACTTCGGAAATATCAATAACACGTAGTTCTGTACCTAATCCTATTTCTCCCAAATTCTTAACGCTTAATTTATTTCCGTCTTGTTCATAAACTTGCACATATTTACCTGACTTCAGTAAACCTTGTTTACCACTTAAATCAGGATATTTTTTACTTGGAGTCATTATTTTTTTTGCTTCACTGAACAAACCTCCAAATACTTTTTTATCAGCAGTCATTGCTTTTACTTTTCCTGCAACCTTGTCGCCAACCTCTTGGGCTTCTTCTTTTGAATAGTATTTACCATACTCTTCTTGATATTGGCTCTTTACAGGTTTCCCCTCGTAATTTTTCGCCACTTTCGCAGAAAGTTTGTCAAATTTTGAAATTTTACCACCTCTTCCAAAAGTTCCTGTTTCCATAAACTTTTTGAATTTAGCCAACGCTTTGTCGTGTTGTTCTGAAACTAATTTTTCAGTCAATCTTTTTGGAGTTGAAACTTCTAAAGTATAATTAGGGTCTTCATACATTGTGTACTTGAAAATTTCATAACCTTTAGTTCCCGTAGGTTCTGTTTTTCCACCTTGAGCAGAAGAAACTAACTTACCGCTATAAGTTTTAATTGTAGATAATCTCCAATCGTAACCATTGAAATTATCAACATTAGTTTCTGCTTTCCAATTGTTTCTCATATCTTTTCTGATATAGGTTTCGCCGACTTTAGTTTCTGATTTTCCTGAAGAAGTAGGCGTTGGTTGTGTCCCAACAGGTTCAGCACCTTTCTTAATCCAATACCCGTTTGCAGGTTTAACTTTGCTTCCGTCTTTTAATTCAACCTCAACAACATCGTTTTTACCAACATAGTTTGCTTTTGAAGTTATATCTCCACCTTTAGCAAGAACGTGTGCGCCATTTAAAACGTCAGCACCGTTATAAGTAACTTCTTTACCTTTACGTTTAACTGTAACGGTTTTGATGTCTGCTTTAAGAATATATTTTTTAATATTTCCGCCTTTAGCATAATTATTATGATTATCTAATTCGTATTCGTCTTTTTCTAATTTGTAAAACTCTAAATCAGAAGCATCAAAAGTTTTTTCAGTTCCATTAGGGAATTTTAAATGAAATTTTCTACCGTAAGAATGCACAATCAAACCCAATCTGTTCAATTCTTTTACTCTTGCACTATCGCCTATTTCAACGTCTTGCCACCTAACTTTTTCAAAACTACCGCCATTTGCATAAACATCAGCCATAAAACCGCCATCAGCAAATTTTTTATTTTCTTCAACTTTTGGTTTTCCTTCATTTTCCCAAATTTCTTGTCTTATTTTATAATATAAGTTTTTAGAAACGTTTTTTGCTATTGCATAATCAAAAATGTAACGATAACGATAACCATTATTGTAGTTTTTAGCAAATTCTTTTTGTTGATTTATAGAAAGACTTCCCCACCATTCCATTGCTTTTTTTGTTTCGTCTGTAATTTCTCCACCGTCAGCATAAACATCAGACATAAAACCTCCGTCTTCGTTTTTTCTTGCGGGTGCATCAAAAAGTTTTGATTCCAAGTCAGATTTTTTGTTTTTAAGTTTAACTAACTTATCTTCTAAACTTCCGCCTTTAGCAAAGTTATTTTCTACATCAAAATTTTCGTCATAAACTTTTTTGTCTAATGCTTTTAAAACATACTTTAATTTTGAATAAGGCTTCATATCCCTACCTATTCTATATGTTGGATATTTAACAAATTTCCCATTATTTAAAGTTGTTGCATAAACTTTATAAATTTTATGACCTCCATTTTTATTAAAAGCAATATCCAAATATTCAGGATATTTAGGAAGATTGTCTATATATTCTTCATTACCATTTTCTTCTAATAAAGCATATTGTAATAATTTATAAAGTCCGCCACCGTCAGCATAAACACCCGAAGCCCCTGAATTATCAGAAACAATACCTCTTGTTCCAACGTTTGCTCCCGAAGTTTTATTTATAAAATCCTTTAAGTCTTTCAAATCTTTTTCTGACATAGTAAAAGAAGTAAGTTTGTCCATTTGTAAATGAACAAAGTAAGCCCCGTTTGAATGACTTTGGCTCATTACACCAAATCCTTTTACCAAGTTTATTTGACCTATTCTTGTGTCTGACTGAATTGTAATAACATTTCCTGCATCATCTGCCCCAATAGGATATACAATAAAGTCTTGAGGTTTTCTCATTCCTGTTATTTTCATTTCAATATCAGTAGTTCCCATTCTGTTTCTTTTCAAACCAAGAATTTCTGCTTTAGCAATTTCTCCGCCTTTTGCATAATTTTCTTTTTTTAAACTATATTCTACAAAAAAGCCGTCATCTCCTCTTTCATCAATGCCTTTTTTAATCAAAGAATTTGAAAGTCTTTCCCCAAAATAAGTTTCTATACCTTTTTTGTTTTTTTCAGCAATTGCCCTTGTTTTAAAACTTAAAGTTCTATAACTTTCAACTTCTCCACCTTTAGCGAAATTACTCATATAACTTGAAGTTTTTGGAATTGCACCATCAAAATATCCGCCATCAGCATACCATTTTTTTGGATTTAATGCGTTTTTTTCTTCAAGAGTTAATTTTAATTTTTCTAATCTATCGTTATACTTTTCGTTCCATAAAGCAACAGATTCTTTTGAAAAATTTTCAATTCCTTTTTCTTTTCTTTCTCTGTTGTGTTCTCTATAAATTTCATCTGCTTTATTTACTTTTTCGACATCAACAATTCCGCCTTTAGCATAAACACCATTCATAAACCCGCCGTCTTCAAACTTCGCATTATTCCAACTAAATAATTCCGAGTTAGCAGTAAACTTTTGTTTTCCACCCTCACGGCTATAAGTAATCTCTCCCTGCTCTTCTCCGTCCCCGTCAAAAATCGTAAACACGGCATTAGAAACACCGTTATCGTCAGAGTTGATGATTGGCTCAACTTCAAACTGTTCTCCCTTGTAATCAAAGGTATAGTCATCTCGTAAGTCAACACCCTCCATTCCTTTCAAGAAACCTTTCAAGTTCCCAAAAGCATCGTCTGTAAAGTTTTTGGTAATTTCTGTTTTATCTCCCGCAGTAACAACTATTGGTTCGACAACTTCTTTGTTTTCGATTTCTTCCATTTCCATTTCCTCATCATCGTCATCGTCATCATCTTCCTCTAATTGGTCTTCCATTATTTCTTTTTGCCCGTCAAGGTAGTGAGTAATGTCTGAAAGGTTTTGAGTTGCAGTTTCCATTTTTGCAACTACCCAAGCAGGAACAGGAACTTCGTCTTCTAAAATGTCCTCCAACTCCTCGTGATGATGCTCTACCTCAACGTTTTGATTCATAATCATACGTTGGTTGTCGCTAAAATCAGAAATGTCGCCACCGTTAGCAAATTCTTTTTCTATAATTTCATTAATCTTATTTGTAAAAACAACCGCTAACTTATTGTTCTTTGTATTCAATGTGTCTATAAATTCTTGTGGTGTACCTCCCCATCTTGCCATTCTTCCTTTATAAAAAGAAAAACCATCTTTTTCGTAGTTTTCTATCTCTTTAATTACTTGATAAATACCAACGGCATTTTCTTTAGGATAAAAATAAAGAGCATAATCGTTTTTTTTGAATTGAGGATAATGTTGTTCGTATTCATAAACATTACCGCTTATTTTTATTTTTCCAAAATCATCTTTTCCTTTAACAATTGTATGTATTTTAACTTCATTTACTTCTCCGCCGTCAGCATATTTGGTTTCGTACCCTTTTAGATTCCAAAGTTTTTCCAAGTCCTCTTGTTTATTACGATTGTAATTTTCAAGAACCGCAACTTGGTCTTTACCACTAAAAGTATAGCCTTTTTGCTCTCTACCCTTATTCAAAAGAAGTAACTTAATCGGTTTCTTCTTGAAATCCGCTCTACGCTCATAAACCACTTCAATTTCTCCACCGTCAGCAAAGTTTCTTTTACCAAATTGATTTTCCAAAGCAGTTAATAATCCCTGAACACTGAATCCTTTATAAATTACATCGTCTTCAAACATCAATTCAACGTTTCTTAACTCGTGGTCAACAGAGCCAATGTAGCCTTTTTTGTAGTACATATCTAAACCGTACATACTTCGCCCTTTTTTAAACCCAAACTCTTCAAATATGTTTTGCCAAGTGTCTTTGCCTTTCATTTCTCCACCGTGAGCATAATATTTACCGTCAATCAAACCATTGTAAAGTTCTAATGCGTTAACAGGGTCAAAAGACAAATCTCTTTCAAAGCCTAACCCAAATCTTCCTCTATAAGTTTCAAGGTCGTTTCGGCTTACTGAACCTACTTCAGCACCATATCCTAAATCTACAATAGCCCAAAGGTAATCAGGGTCTTCAGGGTCGGAATTTAGTATATACCATCTTCCATTTGCTACGGGATTAAATATTTTTACAACAACATCTTGTTTAGCAAGGTCACTACCAAGCGCATATTGTTTAAATAATTCTCTGTCTATTGTTTTATTAAATAATCTCATTTTTTTTTAATTTTTATATTGAAAATAATATCCTCTTACTGATTTTTGTCTATTTTTTAATACATTACAAATATCTGATGTTGTACAATTTATATGCTTTGACGCTTTTGCTATTGAAATAAAAGAACTAACAAGTTCATTTGTATCTTTTGAAAACATTAAAACAGATTTTTCATTATTAATATTTGGTTTCTGCAATCCTGTTCTGAAAGCGTGTTTCCTGTTTTCGTGGCTTGTTGACCATTCCAAGTTGTCAATATTATTATCATATTTTATTCCGTTAATATGGTTGACTTGACTTTTATTTTCGGGGTTTTTAATGAAAGCCATAGAAACTAATCTATGTACTCTCATTATTTGACCCTTTCCATTTTTATACAAATCTAAAAATTTATAACCATCTTTATCATTTGATAAAGACCTTAATTTTTCTTTAAGAATTCTATTTCCACCTCTAAAGTGCTTTACAATTCTTTCACAACTTTTAACCCTGCCTAAATTACTGACTTGATAAAGACCCTCATAATCTACAACATCTTTCCAAACCTCTTCCACGTTAATCGTTTTTATGTGTGTGTGATGTAGTCGTTGGTAAATCAATAAATTCAAATGCGCTTGGGTTTATTTTTCCAAAGTTTTCAGCAGAACCTATGTTTGATTGAGTCATTCTTGCTCTAATTCTATTATCGTCATTTAAGTCAATGTCTTCGCTAATAGTTGTAAACTTAAAAATATTTGGCATATCACTTCCACTACTTGTTAAACCAATTGGCTCATCAAGAGTTTCAATATAAACTTCTTTTTCAGGGTATCTGAAATTTCTATTATTGTCTGCTTTCATAAATCCGTCATTGTCATCAAACATACCACCGTCAGCAAAAGTTCTTGTAAGTCTTCTGTCAACAAAATCAACTTGAAAACCTGCTTCTTCTAAAAAATCTTTCATAGCATAAGTTTCATCACTACTTCCAATCTCTTCCATATCTTCGCTATCTTCAGCAACTTCCATAGCAGATTCAACCACTCTTTCGTTAATTTCGTCAAGACTCATATAACCTGCTCTTACCGCTCTTTCAAGCAACTGATAAGGTCTGATTGGGTAATCAGCATCATAGAACTCAATTGCGCTATCAAGACCTACCGCCATAACTACTTTTACTTTTACAGGGTCTAAACCTGAACCTGTACTTCCGCCGTCAGCCATTTTGTATTGATTCTCTAATTGCTCTTTGGTAATTATTGGATATTTTTGAGATTTAAAATCGCCCAACTTTCTTCCGTAATCACTTGCAGTTGAAATATCTCCATTATCAAAAATTTCAGCCATTTTTTGTTCGTACAAATTAGCCGAAACTTTTGTTGGTTTACCAACTCTATAAACACCACTTTCTAATTTTCCTGAAACACCTCCACCATTAGCATAAGAACGGCTTTTATATTCCTTTCCATCAATATTAGCACCGCCTTTCAACCAACTTCTTAAATCATCGTAAAAAACCTCGCTTCTAAACTGACCAACGTGATACGCAACTCCTTTTGATTCAGGAGAATTTGAGATATAGAAATGAGTTGTGTCTGTATCTTTTGTAATATACCATACATCAGTATATTTGCCGTCAGGACTTAATACTTTTATCTTGGCAACATTACCTGTGCTTCCGCCGTCAGCATAACTACTAACAATATCTACACCCCAAATACCATTTCCAAACCATTTTTTAGTTAATGTTTTAGACATAAACTCTAAAACATCAAACTTATCTAAACCGCCACCTTGAGTAACACCTACGGGTATTTCAATTTCAACAACAATTCTTTTTGAGTAATCTCTTTCAAATAATGGTTTTACTATTTTAACACTCCAAGCACCGTTTCCAAAATTAAATTTATTAGTTAATGCTTTTGATAAAAAACGAGAAAATTCGTATTCGTCTTCAACAACATCTTCAAAATTGTAAGGAACTTTAATTTCTGCTAAAAATTTGCCTTTTAATTCTCCGCCTTTAGCATAACCCATCATTTGATTTATGCTTCTTTGAGTTTCAAGTCTTCTTTTTTCAGCCTCTTCTTTATCATAGTTTTTTTGAATTAATTCTCCTTTGTGAATTAATTTTCCGTCTTCAATTACATAAGTATCGAATGTAGGAATAATTCTATTACCATAATCAATTTCAACTTTTTTAACTCCTGTTCCTGCTTGGCTTCTTACAAATTCGTAAAGGGATTTTTTAGTTTTAAAAGATTTTGACTTTTCTCCGTCTAAATAAACTACCATTCCGCCTTTTGCCATCATTCCGCCTTTAGCGTAACCATACATTTCTCTTGACGATTCGTCCCATTGTTCCTGTGAAATTTGCATTTCAGCCAATTCAGCCAATTCAGGGCTTAATTGAGAATAGTCGCCCTCAACACTATTTATTAAAATTTGTAAAGCACCTACTTTGCCTGAACTTTTTGAGAAGTTATTGTATTGCATTGTTTCAAAAGGGTCTAAATTATCTAAATCGAAATCTTCTAATTCAGCATCAATGTTATTTACTTCCATTTCTCCGCCGTCAGCAAAAGAAATCTTATTATCCTTTAAAGTTTTAGGGAAAGAATCAGAATATAATTCCAACTCTTTACAATACCCGTCTTTTTGAGATAGTAAAGTTTTTAAAATATCATCAATAGTTTCTATTTTAGAAGACACTATATACCAATAACCACCGTTGAAACCTGCTTTTTGTCCTCTTTCTTTTTGCCAAGCATTTTGTTTAGTAGGGTCAGAAACTTTTTTACCTTTTTCGGTATAATCTCCTTTTAATTTTCCATCAGCACCAAAATCTTTGTAACCAAAATTGTGAGCCAACGCAATATTCTCTCCTACAAAAACTTCATAATAATACTCATTGTAACTACCACTAGCGAAATTCCTTTTAATAACAATTTGTTTTGGTTTTGAAGTTATTTTGTACTTTTTAATAATATTTTGCCAATCAAAGTTAGGATATTCTATTCCTGCTACAAATTCTTTGTTTTTTTGAGCCTCAACTAAATCATCTATTTTTTGCTTAACATAACTTTCTTCATAAGAAAAAACACCGTTGTCATATTCAAGTTCGTTATCAGCGACAATCTCATTGTCAAAAGCATATCCGAAAATAATATTTCTAACCTGTTGTTCAGTATAACCTGCATCTACAAGTTTTTTAACCATTTCAAGATTTATTTTCTTCAAATCCGAAGCGTCAAATCTTTTTGTCTTTCCGCTTTTTGCTTCTTTTGCATCTTTCAATATTTTAGCAAACACGGCATTTGCATCTACTTTTGGAGCAGACTTTGCTGAATTTTTAACGTAAACCCCGTCAAGTATATCAGAACCCATTAATTTCTTTAATTCGCCTTTAACTACAACGCTCAATTCCTTTACGTCTTTATTAGGAACATAAGTATAATCTCTTGAACCTTTTTTGTTAGAAGCAGTAGATTTAGCACCTGTCATTGAATCAAACTCTCCGTCAAGAAGTCTTTTGTAAACTTCCTGATAGTAAGCAACACCCTCTTTGTCTTTAGCCTTTTTTCTTGAATCAATAAGACGATTTGCGCTTTCTTTCATTTTAGCAAGAACTTCAGGCGTAAACTTCCCTGTATCGCCTTTTTCTCCTACCTTAATCAAATTGTAACCTGTTGCAGTATTAACTGTCGCAGGAGTTTTTCTGTTTCTGTCAAAGGTGTAAATCGAAGTGTTTCCTGTTGT